GCACTTATTTGAATTCCTTGTCGTGGAATAGGAGTTACCAAATATTAGAATAACCAAAGTAGGAGTTACCACAAAAAGACCACGACATGCGATCACATCACATAACGTGATTGAAAAATCAACCCGGCATCACATGGTTTGACGTACAAATGAATCAAGTCAAGACGATCATTTCGAATCAGTTCCTCGACTTTTAATTGCACAGCAATACCGATGCCGAATTTCTTTTCAAAGAGTAACCTAGTAGAAACAGAACAATGGAAGGGTTGCAAGAACTTCTCATCTTTAGGACAAAAGTGATAACCATCATTAACAAAACGTGCCCGCACATGGCGGGTCTTCAACAAGGCTTGGTGGGCAAGAACTGATACAATTGGGCAATTAGGCGTCTCGTAAAGTGTACTCAATGCCTTAGCCCTCAATAATTGATCCATCAATTTCTTTCCACCATCCAAAAACGTATGTGTGTAACCAAACCCTGACAAAAATCTCACCGGGTCTCGAATCAGTTCACCAGACTCAGAAAAAATCAAACGACAAAATGCAGCCTCACGCGGATCACATTCCGGTGTAATATCAATACTGAAACCACAACGTAAGTAATCTGTTGATGTCAATTCGACGTGAGGTGGCACAGCCATCAGACCATCATCACCTTCAACCAATATATCAATCATGGTTTCATCAACTCCTTTTTCGCGCATGATGTAAAGGAACAACATCAAGTTGGTGAAACCGTTACCGAGCGATGTGCACATATCCCCAGACATTCTGCGACCTTGTATCTTGGCTCTTATCCCCGTCCTCGTTCTCATACGATTTGTCCCACATAAAGTATCACATATGAGACGAGTTTCAACACTGTCCCCCAACATGTGTCGATACAAGACACATTCACAGGCTCGCATTAGTTCAGGTGTGAAATGAGACTCAAAAGCCTTAAAATCAGTAGAATAATATCTCCGAATATTGGTCTTCATCATGGCCACACGTGACATTCTTTGCATAGGAGTCAAGTGTTTCACGAAATAAGGCAATTGGTAAAGAACTTGTTCAATCGACTTAAATCTTGGTCCAGAGAAAACTTTAAAGGCATCACAGCGTGAGTTTATCATTCGCATGAATTTGAAATCATCATATCTCTCTGTTTTAGGAAAGGTATCAATGTGCGAACATTGTTTCTTCGTCGGCAAACC